CTTTGAATCGGTTAATATCCGATTCGCTGGAAAGCGGAACGCTAAGTTCTCTTTCCATCCCGAGAAAGATGAGGGTCAGGAAGACCATCGCCTCAATCGGAAAGCAGAGAGCTGAACCCATAGACGCGAACTTGGCAAGGCGTAAAACGCCAAAACCAGGTACGTCGGCCTTCCTCGAGCGAGTTGCTTGAACAGCCTCTAACAAAAGAGGGTGTTCAGCAAATAGCTCGAGTACATGCTGATTCGAGACACGATCGGAAGCCTCACTCAAATCGAGTGTGGCGAGATCTCCGCTGAGAGATCCCTCACGGGCAAGGAACCGGTTAGGTTCCTGATCGTCGATTCCAATCATGGCCTGGAGGGTGTCAAACCTCTTAAGGCCATCATGAATCAAGCGAAAGAGCGCCTGCTGCATATATTGCATACAGGTTGGCTCAATAGCAATGATTCTAGGTGACTTGAGCGTCTTAGGAACGGTGATAACCCTTACAGGTATCTCCGCTCCGGGTTCGAGGAAGTCAACCTCGATCGACGACGATACTTTACAGTACATCGTCGCCGACTCGCTGAAACAGCGAGCCGACCCGTTGCCAACACCATAATTGACGTTGGGAACGAGGTAGTCTCGAGCCGGGAAAACCGACTCGAGTCTCGAGGTCCAGGTATGCGAATCATACTTAGCATTACTGCTAAGACGGTCCGCAACAGCGCCTGGGCCATGCTTTGGAATGAGGCGTTGAAAGGCGAGAGTTTCCTCAAGCCAATCAAACAACTCACCATAAAGCACTCGACCGACTCTGCCAAAATCACGGAGATTATCCGGATCGAGGATAGAATCGGCGAACTTGACTTCCTGCTCACATTGAACGTAGTCGGACATCGCTCGCCTCTCGCGTACAGGTGTTACCACCTGCAGCTTCTTCCTGCCACTTTGGGAAGCGGCCGGGAGGGCGATCTTGCTAAACATCAGCGTTAGCTGGCGTAAAGCAAAGATTGCTTCGATATCCGGCATATTCAATAGCGTGCCACTACAAGGATCGAACACACGCTCAAGGAAACCTCGTAGAAATACGGGGAGACCAGTAAGACTCCCTAGCCGTTTAAAGCCAGGGAAGTCCCAAGGAGC